CCGACATGTCTGCACCCATATCCTGCATCAGGCACACCTTCCCGCGCTCCATGATCTTTCCTGTCCGCCGTTTGACCTGCGCCTGCACGCCGCAGGAAGGGCACACCGACATGTCATTGTGTTTTCCCGGCACGTTTTTGGCATCAGACCTGCCCCCGCAGGCGGTACAGGCATATTGTTTTTTCCCCTTGTTCCAAAAAAGATAATGCTTCCCACCGCCTGCTGCCTTTAACGCCCAGTCCCGGAAGTCTTCCGGGGGCTTCGGGGCGCGTTCCTGTAGCCTGCGTTCCCTCTCCAAGCGTCGCTCCTCTTTCTTTTCCCTCTGATCCCTGCCGTAGTCTGTTTCCACATCGTCGATTAGCACAAGCCCCTCTGTCCAGTTCCTCCATGTTTTCCCGTCCAGTGCCTTTTTAATCAGGGCGCGGGATTCCGGCGGGTCGTACTTTAAAGTTTTCTCAACGGATCGTCCGTTGTCGTACCAGTCCAGCCCGCCTGCTGCCCGGTGGGCTTTCATCACTGACCACTCCCCGGTCTTTGCGTCCCATGTCTCATATTCTCCGGTGTCCGTGTTCATACAGTATCGGCAGGTCAGATCCTTATCCCGGTACATGTTCAGGATCAGGATGTTCTCCACGTTCTGCACGGTAACCACTTTCCCTTTCTTTTTGGTCTTTATCGGCGTTTCCCGCAATACCAGCCGTCTTTTCATTCGCTTTTTACCACCTTTCCGTTTTTGATCGTGTACCACACATCCGGCAGGATGTCCCCGCCGACCTCGAATACTTTCGCCGCCTCAAACTGCCCCTTTTTAGGTTCTTTCAGCAGCGCCAGCACACTCCCCGCCGCCCCCTTTACCTTCGGGTCCTTCCCACGGGCAATGGCGATCGTGCCGGCCCCCTGCCC